GCTCCCTCGATGCGCTCGGCCAGCCTACCGGAACGCCGATTTTGATTGGCTCCATGTGGGCAAAGAAGCAACCCCAGCGGGGCAGGGAGATACTAGCCGCTGGCACGATTGGCGACGAACAGACGGAAGTGTTCAAGGTGCGATACCGAACGGATATCGAACCAAGGCACATTGTTGAATACGGCGGCGTGCGCTATCGCATTGCCAACATCGTAGAAGCCCAGCGCCGCGAGTGGCTGGACTTAGTCTGTGTGAGGTTTGAGTAATGGCGAAAGTTAAAGTCGAAGGCGTTCGGCAACTGCGCGTTACGGTGGGCAATCTTGTTGCTTCGCTTGAGCAGGAAGAGCGATCCACCTATGGGCGCATTGCATACGAGGCCATGGCCGAAGCCTCCGCGTTTGCGTGGCGGGCTATCCGCTCCATGGCTACAGCAAACGGATGGCCAAGAGCGTCGATTGACTCGATTTTCTGGTATGGGAGCCTCAAGCGGGAATACAATTTGCGCGGCGCTGAAACTGGATTTTCTCGGCGGTTGAGATCCTCACTTGTCGGCCTCCGCAAGGGCGCACCGCCCCGCCGCGATGATGAGATTTATCGAGAGTGGCGAGCTAACGCAAACAACAAAAGCCCCAACCGCAAGCGCGACGGCGGTGAACTTGTTGGCATGTCTCTAGCGGCCATGTACGAGTTTGGCACTACTAAAATGGCGGCGCGGCCAGCTTTTCGGCCAGCCTATCAAGCATCCAAGACCGCTATTCGCAAAATCATCATCGAAGGCTACAGAGAAATCATCCGTCGAGCTAATCGGCAGGTAGCATGATCGAAGACGCCATCCGCACTATCCTAGTTAACGCCGCAACCCCGGCAGCGTCTCGCATCGCCCTAGATATGATGCCGGAACAGACGGCCCTGCCCTACGTCCGCATCGACCAGATCGGCGGAGCTGTACTGCTAGCGCACGACGGCCCAGCCGGGCACCGTAAATATAACTTCCAGGTCTCGGCCTTTTCCTCCACCGGCGCGGGAGCTAGGGCACTGATACAGGCTTGCCGCGCAGCCCTGCATATGTACTCCGGCACCGTTGGCGGCGATGTTATCCAGGCTATCTATGCACAGTCAGAACCCCGCGTTTTTTACGAGCGCGAATCAAGCATCTACAGCGCCTCAATGGACTTCACGGCGGGATATGTCGCGTAGTCCACTTGTTTCTTGCATCATGCCGACAAAGAACCGGCGACGGTTTGTTGAGCGGGCAATCAAGATGTTCGAGAATTGCTGCTACTACTCGGCACCGGAATTTGAGCTAATCGTCCTAGAGGATGGCGAAGAGGACTGTAGCAGCCTCATTCAGGACAGGCAGACGCGCAATGCTCATTGCTTCCCCGATCAGCGGCTGGGTTATTCCCAGTATCACCGCTTTGAAGGCACCCTCGGCGCAAAGCTGAATGAAGGCGCAAGGCTCGCACGCGGCAAGTACCTCATCAATTGGGATGATGACGACTTCCACCACCCGCAACGAATCGCCAATATCGTTAAGCATTTTGAACTCACGGGGGCTCAAATGGTCGGCATGTCATCAATGCCTTACTGGCGCGAGGGCGACAAGGACGCATGGATTTATAATGCGGGCGATGCCCGTTACTGCACCGGCTCCGGCCAAGCATTCTTACGCGATTGGTTACTCGCCAATCCCCACCTTGACCAGACCGTAGCTGAGGACGAGTACATGTGTCGAATAGCCGCCGAGCAGGGCGTGTTATCGACCATCAGCGGTACTGACTGGGTAGTGGCCTGTACTCACGACAACCACTGCACCAACCGCAAAAACCCGGATGAGGGCGAGTTGGAACGCATCTTTGGGCGACCTGCCGATAACTGGCAGCGTGTCCCCGTATCAAAGTTTGATTGGGTCCAGAAATGGGCCTTCTCTAAGACATCGGCGTAGGCCGAGGGCGGCACTAAGCCGCCGCAAGCGAGCACAAGCGGGCGACCGTCGAGATGATGGACGCCCCACGCTCGTATCTAACCGTTGAGAAACGGATAGGAGGCCATCATGGCCGCCAAACAAGCTATCGGAACCCTACTGAAAGTAGGGAATGGGGCCTCCCCTGAAGTATTCACGACCATCGCCGGAATTAGTTCGATCACCGGTCCCCAGTTCACGGCCAACGAGATCGACGTTACTAGCCACGACACAACGGGCGGGTACAGAGAGAAAATCACGGGATTGAAGGACGCTGGCAGCGTAAGCGGAACCATCTATTTCGATGCCTCTCTTACTCAGCATCAGGCGTTGCTGACTGACTTCAACAACAACGCGCGTAAAAACTATCGGCTAGAGTTGGCGACATTCTCGCCGGCCCGATACTTCGCGTTCGCAGCCCGCATTCAGGAGATCAATTACTCCTTCGACGTTGATGGTGCTCAGCAGGCTACCATCACCTTCCAGATCGACGGTAACGCTACCTTCGTTTAACGGCGCGGGGCCGGCCATAAGGCCCCACACTTTTTATGCAGCAAATCACAATTGACAACAAGCAACTTACTCTCCGCCTTACTGCTGGCGCTTTCCGGCGCTTCCAGTCCGCTATCGGCAAACAGGCCGATTTTGATGCTATTGGCGGTCTCATCTTCGATTGCATTCGGCGCGATCAGCCAGATATTACCGAGGCGGCATTCGAAGATATGCTTGACGCCGAAACGCTGCGCACCGTATGGCAAGCTGTCCAAAAAGAAATGGAAGCCTTCGGCGCGGCGCTGAACCCTACGACGGCCAGCGAGGCCCCGGCTTCGACTGGCGGCGAGACGTTGCCTTCGCCCGCATTGAACTAGGCATTAACGCGGATGAGCTTGAAGAGATGCCCTTGGATATGTGGGGGCATCTACTGGAGCAGTGGCGGGCGAAGCAATGGCGAGCTATGCTCCCCGCCGCTATGATTTGCCGCAGTCTGCACAATGTGAACGGCGGCAGGGGTAAAAACCAACCTTTCGAGATAGCCGATTTCATCGGCTCCGATCCTTCGGAAAACCCGCATGATCGCGCAAAGCGTGAGGCGGATGCGCTGGCAAAACGATTCGAGGCTTATGTAAATGGCACTAGCTGACCTCTTAGTTCGCATCGGTGTAGATACATCCGCATTTACGAGTGGGCTCGAACGCTTTAACAGCGAAATCGGGAAATCGTCACGCGAGGCCGAGAAGCGATTCGGAAACATTGCCCGAGCAGGGGAATCCCTTGCCGGTGTCGGCGTTGCGCTGACGGGCGCTTTGTCCTTGCCCATCGCTGGCTTCGTCGCCGCCTCCACGCAAGCCTTCGCGCAAATCGACTCGCTTAAACGCGGACTCTTCACACTTGAGAAGTCCGCGCAAGGCACCGAGCGGCGCTTTCGCGAGCTGCAAGAAGTCGCAAAGCTCCCCGGCCTCGGCCTCGAAGAGGCAGTGCGGGGCGACATCCGCTTACGTGCTATCGGCCTTTCGTCGGAACTTTCAAAACGTGCCTTGCTGGCCTTCGGCAACGCGCTTGCCTCGGTCGGATCGGGCAAGGCGGACCTCGATGAAACTATCAGGCAGTTCGGCCAGTTGGCAACGGCATCCACGCTCACGGCTGAGAATCTGAAGCCGATCATTGAGCGCGTCCCCCAGGCCGCGCAAATTCTGCGGAATGCATTTGGAACAGCCAACGCGGAACAGTTGCGGGAGCTTGGCGTTACTTCGCAACAGGTGGTTCGAGTTTTAGTCGACGATCTTGAGGAGCTGCCGAAAGTCACTGGCGGCATCAAGAACGCTCTAGAGACTTTTGCCGATGATACAAAAATTGCCCTTGCCGAAGCTGGCGCAGCCTTTGCGCCTTTTGTCGAAAAGGCACTAGGCGGGCTCTCGCAACTTATCGGTATAGTGCCGCAACTTGCTGGCGCATTCCGCGACCTACCGGGCGTCATGCAGACGGCAGCGGCGGCTATTGCTGGCGTGGCATTTGTGGGCCCTGTCGCAATTGTCGCTATCGGCACGGTTCTTTCTAATCTGTCGGCTATCGCTACCGCGTTTAATGTCGTCAAGACTTCAGCGGCATTTGCGTCTGCGCTGTCGGCGCTTGCTAGCGGCATTGCCTTTGTCGGCTCCACTGCTGGCGCTACCGCTATCGCCATGGGGGCGCTGAGCGCAACGCTGGCAATTGGTCCATGGGTAGCGCTTGCCGGGGCGCTTGGCGCGGCTGCTTTTAAGATCTGGGAATACCGCGATGCGGTCAATTTAGCCAAG